GACGTGGTGATGTCGCCCTGCTGGGCCTGCCGGTTGCCTCGGGCGGTCACCTTGACGTTCGGGAAGTAAAGCCGCTCCTGCTTCGTGCCGTCGATGCTGTCGCAGATCAGGCCATACCGGTTGTCGCCGGGCGGGTCTGGAATGGTGTATGTCGCGGAATAGAGCGGCAGCGCTGACGTAGCGGTCGTTGAAGCCTTGAGAGGGCTCGACGCGACCGGGAAAACAGGTACGTCGTCATACAGAGCGAGGACGTACGGGTTCATGCCCTCCAGGAACGTTGCCTGTACGCTCTTGGTACCACCAGACAGAATGGTGCGGATCGGCGTCAGGACCCCGGCCGCCGGGATGTCCTTGATCGTTTCGTCCAGCTTGAAGATGTAGCCGGATACGTCGACCCAGCCACAGCACTTGTAGGTGGCCGCTGCGAGGGTGCTCGGGTCCTCGAAGCCTAGCGGCGGGCCGATGCTGGGCAAGCCAATCCAGCACACCACATCTCCGGCCGCATAGAGCAGCGTGTTGTCCTTGTACGTACCGGTAGACGGGGGACCGAGAGCGAACTGAGTAGGGCTGTCTGCGGTCACTTGCGGGTTACGGTCCTTGGCTGTAGGTTCAGACATTGAACTTTCCTCCTATGGATGAATCCTAACGAGATAGGATGCGTTATTGCGTACGAGCTTGGTATTAACCTCCGGCACTATCTTGGGTCCACTAATAACGGTAACGTGCTGTATAACTCCATTCATAACTATGGCGCTCATCAGGCTCTGCATATCAGCCTGAATGTTCCGCGATGCCTGCGATACTTCTGTATGACCGAACCCTTTGTCGATCTGTCCCCAGATGTCTATGTCTACTATCGGATGGTCTATCCAGATATGCCGTCCAACAGTGCCTGATACCCGCCTGATCCGCGCCGTTATCTTGGGCAGATCGCCGGCAGGCATAACCGTCACGAATCGGACATTTGACTCCATCGGTACGAGAGCAAACAATAGCGCTGCCTCAATATCAGGGAGCGGAGTCACCACCCGGGCAATAGGCATGTCACCACCTTAGCTCGTGTGCCGCGCGGAGCAACGTGTGATACGGCTCGCGACCTCGGTGGCCAAATTCTACGTACTTGGCTTCTGGCGAATCGTTATACACGATCGCCTCGACTCTGTCTCCGGTAGCTCCTCCAAATCTATCAGACCTCATGTGGAAGCTTGCCTTGTACCGTCCGGCGTGTTCATCCCCTAGAGGACTACCGACCGGCGCCATCACGATTGCGCGCTCCATGATCTGTCGCCCCGTATGCTCGACGACACGCATCAGCAGCTCAGAGTTCAGAAACTCGCGCATACCGACTTCGCTTGGCGTGTAGTCGCTCACGGCGATGCTCCCTTCACAAGCTGGCCGCTGACGCGGACTGGGGCTGTATGCCCGGAGAACGGAGAGATCCAATTATCTGGATCGCCTATAACCTCATACTCAACACCGTCTATAATCACGGCATCGAGGAAACTGACATTCGTTCCGTAAGGCATAAACACGAGGACACTCGTTGCGACTTGATCGGCGAAGTTTACTGCCTCTCGGCTAGTAGTCTGCTGGACCGAACAGGGGCCGACATTCACTTCGGTGAATGCGTAGGTATCGTTGTTGTAACTGTCCTGACCTGCCACCACGCGATGCCGTAGAGTCACGTACTGGCCATGTGGTAGTGCTGGGTACATCAACTGCGCCTAACTGCTATTGATCCCACCTTGTATCTGTAGTCCCCTAGTATCTCGTCCATGCCGAAATCGCGGAGGGCTGCGTAAAGGCCAGCCATTGCTCCGCCCCCTGTGCCACCACCGCTATAGCTCCGGCGCATGCTATAGCTATACGCGCCGATCGACTCGCTCTGCAGGGTAGCCGACATCGTTGGAGTCGACAACTCCGATATGATCGCATTGCACAAAAGGCCCTCGATGTCTGCAGGCACATCGTGATAGCCGTGCTCATACGTCGTGTCGTACGAATGGCTATACCACGCCACGTCGTACCAGAATGTAGGTAGATTAATTATGCCTGAATTACTCGGCTCCGGTATGGTGACCGTATCCACACCGTCAAAGATGAACCAGGTGACTGGGATGTCCGGTACAGCCAGGCTACCCGAACGCGCTATGACCGATATCACATTGTATATCGGCCGTCCAGGTAGAATGATAATCCCATCCGACGCGGACATAGTGATCATGTCTGAGGCAGTATACATGAATGTGTTCCGTGCGCGCCTGCGGATGATAGCGCTACCATCCAGAAGCATAGCGTCTACACGAGCCGCCTCTACCTGGTTCAGGTTCCTACCTAGCCTGGCCACAATGTCGTCGGGCGTAGCCAGGCTTGGCAGTGTCTGCTGAGTTGCGGCTTCCTCCTCTACCACAACCTGAATGGCCTGAATAAGCCTTGTCTGATTCATTCCCGGTGTAACGAAAGTGGAGCCAGCTCCGGTCACCTGGACGCCGATCTGCACCCATGTACCCTGATCCGTTACAGACGTTACTGACCACACCTGATAATTCTGGCTATCATTCGTAGCAAGCTCTGATATCTGATCCCCGGGACGGATAGACAACAGTCCAGCTTGCCTATTGTAGCCATTATTGTCTGTGCCAGCAATAGCTATGAGAGTAGGAGAGGCCCAGTTGTCGGCATTATACTTCCCATTGCCAGGCGCAGTCGTAGCTGGTCCTGACTGGGTTTGCCAGAATCCAGTAGCTATCACTACGCTTGTGGCACGAGCCGACTTCTGGGCCATCTTCTACTCCCGAGTTGAGTTCTGTTGGCCGCTACTACTCCTTGCTGCCGCGATCCCTGGACTGGGCCGGCCTGGACGGTGCACGCTCCTGGCGACGGCGGGCTGCCACCTTGAGACCCTCGCGCGCCTCGCCTTCGACCTGTTCCGCGTACTCGATTTGGGCCTGCTCGGCCTCCAGCACCTGGGCGTTCTCCACGTCCAGCTCGGACTGCGCACCCTCGACCATGAAGCTGCCGGTGTACGGGTACGGCGGAGCCTGGACAACGCTGATCGCGCTGGCTGCTGGCGGAGTCGCGCCGACCGGCAGGATTGCGCCGAACGGCCAGCGTGCAGTCGCCGTGGTGATGTTCTTGCTCGGCTCCATGATCGTGACCGGGTTGACTGTCGCGTACGCGAGGCGCATCGTCAAGCGCATTGCGACTGCATCTTGCTGCATCAGGTTCAGGATGACGGCGCCAGAGTCATTGGAGATGACGCCCTCGGTGAACATCTTGAAGCTGATGTCGCGCCGGATTCCGATGAGAGACTTGGTGAAGTCCCCTGCGATCATGACCGCGCCAGCGACACCGGACTGCCATGAACCATTGTTGACTTCGCTCATGTTGTAGCCGTACAGGCTACCGCCCGGCCTGCCAGTCATGTCCGGCTGATAGATCGGCACGCCTTGCGCCGACCGCAGTCCAGCGAGGTTCCAGCTGGTGCCGGGTGCGGCCGCAAAGCCATTGACGGTGTATCCGCTCGTGGCCATCAGCGCGCCGAGCTTGGTCACGTCCTGGCCGAGGTCCACGCCAGTGCCCTGAACGATGAAGTGCTGGGACTTGCCAGCGCCGGTGAAGACGGACTCGCCCCAGGTGGTCGGCTTGTTGATCCCCCAGATGACGGCCAGGTCAATCAGCTGTCCGACGGCCTCTGTCAGCCGTGGCTGAATCTGGCCCCAGAGCGGTACGTCCGCGTCATCCAGGTACGCCTCAGGGATGGGGACGATACATGCGATTTCTTCGACAACCAGCACGACGTTCTTCCACGCCTGCATAGTCGTCTGCTTCATACCGGTGTCGCCGCCAACCCAGTACGCAACTGGGAGCACGTCGAGGACAGGCATGCGCTGGGTCTTGGATGAAAGTGGCGTACTCGACATCAAGCTCAGCGCCGCGCTAGCCTTGGGAGCTTCCTGGATAATTGATGCTGCCAGGGGCTCAGGAACAAGCGGGTCCGAGCCCGACGTGGTACGCGCTACATGCGTTCCATACGTGGGCATGGGTACTCTTTCCGCGCGGACGCGGCGTTACTGCTTGGCGCTCGCGCTAACTGTCGTCTCCTTGGACGAGCTGCCGGAACAACTGTTCAGGACCCATAAGGTTGCCGCCAGCGGACGGTGATGACCCGCTCCGCATTGTGCTAATCGGCTGAGACTGGCCCTGCTGATTTCGCACGGTAGGGCGTCCATTGCCGGTAAGCTGCTTAGAGCGCGTATCAGTGCGCCTGGTGACTTCCTCTTCGATGAGCCTTGACAGCGTTGCTCCCCGATCGCCAATCTCCTCAGCGGTTCCATCGCCAAGGAATTCAATCAGGTCGGGTGGCAGGTCATTCGCGGCGGCAGCGAGCATCCGATTCTGCTGGATTGACAAGGCATCTCGCTCTTGTTCAGCAGCTGCGCGGGCCTCTTTCTCCCTCTGTAGTTCGGTCTTGCTGGCATCCTGCTGCTCGCGCCAAGCCTTGGCATCGGCAGCATTTGTCCGGGCGGTCTTTTCGTGCCGCTGGGCCAAAGTCCTCCAGCGTGCTGTTTCCTTCTTCAGTTCATCGGGGTCCTCTGCTTGCATGACCTCGTGAAGTTGCTCTTCGGCCGCTTGATCTTCCTCATGGCCTTCAGGCGCGGAATCAGCACCGCCAGTGGTCTCGACCACTCCGGTGTCGCCAGTCATTCCCTCTACTGCAGATTCGCTCATTCCCATTCCTTGCTCGCGTAGAGTATAGCTGAGCCGGGCCGATTAGTCTAGTCCTGGCAGGGACGCTCTATATTACGAACGCCTATTGGCCTTAGCCTCAGACTCCTCAACCCCTGGTGCATGGCCTGGCCAACCACCGGTAGCCCGGTGATGTAGATTAGCGCATAGGCCATGCAACATATGCGGGTCCTGTACATATTTGCCTAGCTCGGCTAGACAATGATCATAGTCGCCGGGAACGCCCCAATGGAGCCTAGCCGCGCCCTTTCCCTCGGCCCAGTATTTCATAAGCCGCTCTGTGCTCTCTACGTCCTGCGGCGATGCCTCACGCCCAGCAACCATGATACTATACCGCCTCTACCAACAGAGTTCCGCATTGTGCGGTCCTGCGTTTATTCAGGGAATCGGTAGCGTCGACACGCCACCAGAATGCGCCTGTCATTACATTGTTGGCTGCTGGTATGCTGAAGGTAGAAAACCACAGGCCATCAGTGCCCTGGGTCAGGGTAGTTCCCGTAAAGCTAATGCTAGTGGGATCGCTGTCGGCCGTGAACTTGTTATTCTTGTACCAGAACTTGGTAGTAATACCAGCACCGGTTGTGAAGTCAGGAAATTTAGCCGTGACTACGATATCGTTGTTTTGCGGGAAGAACAAGGTAGTCATATCCATTATGTCACCTCAGCATTGATTTCGTTAGTTTCTATGGTAGCCTCGCTTGAGTCTACCGAGATTATAGCCTGTGAGGTAATAACCGTCACTACCACAGCAACGGCATTCACTTCCACATCCGCGCCGATGGCATTGCTAACATAGACAATGGCTGTAAGCTCTGCCGGAAGCCCACCGACTACAAGCGGAGGCATAATCCAGCCATCGGCCTGGCTAACAGTTGCTGAGAGTCCGGCTATCCTGCCAATGTCAGACAACCATCCTGAAGCCTGGCTAGCGGATACCGCGCCGCCCGATATGACGAGGATGCTACGTATAGCGCCCATGCCTACCGAGGTAGCGCTCGAAAGCCCCGCGACCGCCCCTAGGGCCGATAGGCTACCCATGGCCTGAGAGGCCGTAGAAGAGCTACCGGTTATTACCAGAACCGTCACTGCCTTGCCATTGGCAGCAGAGACGGTCGCAGAGATGCCGGAAATAACAAGCGGCGGCAGGCCAACAATAGTCAGATCGCCAGAACCCTGACTCGTCGTAGCGCTCGACCCTGATATCGCAGCCTTAAGAGCAACCGCGCCAGACGCGGATGAAACGGCAGAAGACGAGCCGGCCACCGGATATGTGATAGGCCCAGTCTGGATTACTACCGCACCGGAACAGGAGGACAGCGAAGTTGATGAGCCAGCTACCGGGAAAACCCTGCCTAGTGTTCCAGTAGCCAGTGAAGCTGTAGCCGAACTGCCTGAGACCACCCCGGTCAGCGTAATGGAGCCCGCAGCAACGCTGACCGAGGTGGCGCTACCAGTGACAGCCCCGGTCAGACTGATGGAGCCCGTCGCACCGCTGACCGAGACCGCACTGCCGGCTAGCACACCCTTCAACACTAGCACGCCAGTCGCTGCCGACACGCTAGAAGATGTACCAGCCAGAGCCGCGAAGAGGGACACGGTTCCATTCGCGACGCTTTGAGAGGTAGCGCTCCCCGCTACCGGGTAGGTCTGTGGCCCAGTTGTTATAATTACCGCGCCAGAACCAGAGCTAATAGTAGCAGACGAACCAGCCACAGGGTATGCGCGGCTAACAGACCCAGTGGCAATGCTGACCGTCGCTGATGAACCAGATATTATTGTCGTCTGGGTAATCGCGCCGGAAGCACTGCTAACCGTAGCAGAAGACCCAGACACCGCCATGCTCAGCGTAACAACACCGGTAGCGCCGCTAACAGTAGTCGAAGAACCAGCGAGCACTCCGGTCAAGCCCATGACACCGGCCGCGCTACTCACAGCAGTAGCAGAACCGGATAGAGCCATTATCTGAACAATTGTCCCAGACGCAGCAGACGAGATTGCGGAGGAACCCGCTACTGTATAAGTAACAGCTCCAACAACGATAGTTACCGCGCCGGTCGCGGAACTAGACGCGGCCGAGGAGCCTGCAATCGGCGCGACTAGCCCTAGTGAACCAGTAGCGAGAGACGTGGTGGCGGATTGTCCTGCCGCTAGGAGAGTCAGCACGACTGTTCCGGTGGCCGTGCTAACAGCGGTCGACTGACCCGCCACCACGCCGGTCATTGACATAGCCCCGCTCGCGGAGCTAGCCGTAGTAGCAGAGCCGGCCAGCGGCATAACCCTGCCCAGAGAACCACTGCCGGTAGACCCAGTGGCTGAAGAGCCCGCAGCAATTAGGACAGAGTAGGCAGAACCGCTGGCCGACGATTGAGAGGCCGCAGAGCCGGTAATGACTCCATTAAGGCCAAGAGCGCCAGCCGCACTCGATATAGCTGTGGAAAGCCCATTAACATCGTAAACGACCGGAACTGCTGCTGTTTGCGGGACTAGAGCCGAACGATAAATGAGGGTACCCGCGCCGCGAAATGGCATTGGCATCGCCTCTCAGTTCGTCCGATTGTTAGATTCCCGGCTCGGCAAATAGTATCCACGGAAGCACATTGACGACAGCAGCAGCCTTGCAACGCAGCCGGACGAACTTCGATGGTGCGACCCTTGGCTGCCAAGGCGCATCCGGCCATATAATACCGTATCCGGCTTGCGGATGTACATGCTGCGCGTCGAGCATGCGACATGTAGTCGGCGCGGTCTCAACAGTCAGGTTGTATGCTGTCAGCGCCGCGCCGCCGATACACAGCGATGCTGGCTGAAGCGAGTTGCCCCACAATTCTGGGGTCAGAGCGGTACCAGTAGTAGCAGCGGTATCCAGGTCCGATAGAGAGCAGATCACTGGAATACCCGTTCCTGATACTCCATCGAAACTGACACCCCATCCAATAACACGGATATCAGTAGTAGACGGTATCGCGATCTGAAGAACAGTCTTCGTAGTACCCGCGGCCAACGCCACAGGAACTGGCTCAAAGTTCGCCGCAGAGGACCGAGAGATTGCCTGGAATTCAGCCATCAGTTATCAACTCCTGAAAATAGCATGTCGATGACGTTTAATGACATTGCGTGATGAACTGCGATGTTCTAGCTGCTGCGGCAGAAGCCCAGCAACTGATGGTGGCGTATCAGTAATTAGTACTGCCAGGGCGCCAGCAATGGCCGTATTTGTATTAGTCTGGGTCGGCGTCACGGACGCGGTGACGTTCGGGCCGTAAATATATGGGTTGCCATTGACATCATTCTGATTAGTGAATCCGGC